CACGTTTTCTAGCATGTAATGCTTGAATGGTATAAAATTTACTCGGCATTTAGTGTCTGCTTCTGATTTAGGATTCTTTTTTCTGCCGGCCATAAATGGTATATGTTCGTATGTTGTAACACGAAATACTAAGTCATCGTTTGGTATTAGCGTCGGGTCTGATCTAAATTCAGCTAATTTAGGCTTTACTGCCGGTTTTAAAGCTATCGCGGCTTTATAGGCTATATCAGCAAGTTTAGCTTCTCTTTTAATCTTTGCAGCTTCAATGTTTTCGGGCAATAGTGCATCTTCTTTACAATCTAAAATTAGATCATAATCGCCGTGACGAGGCTCTGCATATTCACAATAAGATAATTTACTCTTGTGAATTTCAGTTAACATGTCTTTATTATTTAGGTAATTTACCTTAGGTGCGATCATATACTCTCCGTGTATAGTGTTTCTCCATTGTGTAATTGTACACTATTTAACGCACTTTGTCAACTGTTTCTTAATAAAAATCTCCGATTTTTTGAAATGATAAATATAAGATATACAACATGTCGGGGCAAGCAATGGCGTTTATAAATAGCATGAATGGAATGTTTAATTCGACCAGAACGTCGATTACTACTGCATATCAGTCCGCAAAAACAGCAGCTAACGGCGCATATGATGCTGCTTACGATAAATTCACAGATTTAACAGGCATCGGCGGCGATGTCGAGTCGGTAGCAAGTTACGGTCCGCAAACTCGCGGCGGTAAGAGAAGAAAAAAGATACCGGGTGTCCCGCCGAATGTAGTATCACCACCAGAAGATGTTATGCAAGGAAGGGCAACAATTTCTCCAATGGGAAGTAGCGCAATGTTGTTCGGCGGCGCAGGCGCAATAATGGAACCATTAAGAGCGAGAGGTGCGTTGATATTTCCGTATACCCCGACACTGCAAGTAGGCTCTACTGCCGAGTACGAACCTTCTAATATTTCGCATACCATAACTAAGAATCAGTCCTATACAAGAACTTTTATCAACGAGATAGTGTTGTCGGCCGAGTTTACTGCGCAAACACTCGAAGAAGCAAGATATATGCTAGCCTGTATGCACTTTTTTAGATCAGTCACAAAATCTTATTTTGGCGAATCCAATGGTGATCTTGCAGGCGCTCCGCCACCTGTCGTGAAATTTAACTATCTCGGTGATCAAATGTTTAATAATGTCCCTGTCGTGATTAAGGGCTATACATATACTCTGCCACCGGACGTAGACTATGTAATAATAGATCAAGCAGGAATAAGCACCCAGGTGCCGGCACACCTTACTATGCAGATTACTATGGATGTTTATTACAATCCTCTAATGACTCGGACAGTATTTAACTTAGCAGAATTTAAAAATGGCAATCTATTATCTAACGGGTTTATATAATGAAAGCGACTAGCAGATATATAAAAACACCGACAGTTGAATTTTATCTAGATATATGGAATCCTAGGTCTATCGAGGCGTCGCCTAATGATGCATTATTCGAACTCGATCCTCGGTATAATAAGCGGCCTGATTTACTATCATATGATTTATACGGGACTGTAGACTACTGGTGGGTTTTTGCTATACGAAATATGGATACGCTTGTGGACCCGATAAACGACTTTATTACAGGGACAATTATTTATATTCCGTCACTGTCGTCTATCACACAATAGGAACAAAAAAAATGACAATGCCATTTTCGGAAATAGATTTTCAGTCTAACTATCTAGATAGAGTAGATTTAGCTACGTACCATATTATATTTTATATGTTACCGATCGACCGCGAACTTACATTTGACGCCATAGATCCTAACAAAGGCGGAGCAATTATAGCAGAGTCCGGAGTAACAGGGCAAATTACGATCGATAATTTGTACAGCAGGGCGTATACTGCCGAATCGGCCCACTATAACAAAGCAGCAACAATGCAAGGTCAGAAAATCACTTTTACTTTAAAGGAACACCAAGGTTCCGGGTTATTTGATAAGATAAGATACACTGCACGACAATTAGGCAACAGCAGTTTTAACGTCGAAACCGGCCTCTATTATCTAGAAATATCTTTTAGGGCAAATAATTATCCTAATTCGTCAGATGCTATAAAATTGCCAATGGTTTATAGGTGGCCATTTAGGATTCAGACAATTGTGGCTCAAGTTACGCCTGCTGGTGCTACATATGATGTCGTCGGGTACCACGAAGCGCAAACATCGTTGACTAATCTAAGTCAGCCCAACGGCACAGTTACATTAGACCAATCAAAGGCAGTAAACGCAAAACCAACAACAATTGCTCAGCAAAACCGGTCGAGCCCAACTACAAAATACAGTGCTGCTGTGTCGACTAGGACAAAACCGAAACAAGTTCCTTCTCCATTACTTAATCGAGGCCAAGACCAGTACGCAGCGAGAATCGCAGCACTTCAAGAACGTAGTAGCCAAGCGGTACAATCTAGTTTAGGTTCAATTAGCAGCTCGGCGCCTGTTGTAGCTGCATTGAATCGTAGCAGAATTACAGTTTTACCTAAACTAAGATCATCGTCGGTGATCGACTTTAATGACATTAAAAAAAGCAGTGCTACATCAGCTTCCAGTCGCAGCGTTCCGCCGGATTTTATTCCTAGCGGTATGGATGTAGTAGAATGGCAAAGAATTCTTGCAAGCGATCCCGAGTTTGCTCAGGTTCTCTACGATGCAGAAAACAAAGAAGCAATCGACCCAGTCGAAGAAGAAAGAGTTCGTCAGCAAGAAGAACTAGCCGAAATAGAAAGACTCGGGCTTATGAATCAGGTATACGATCCTGCTGCTGATCCCAGAAATCTCGGGGGACAATCGCCTTTATCGATCAGTGTAGGTTCGGTGGGTACCGCATTGGAAATTTTAGCTCAAGAGTTAACAGAACGATCCAAAGCCGACGGCATGAATATAGAATATAACATTGTTGTGGACAACATAATTCATCAAATGAAAATGCGCGTTGATGCTGCCGGTGACCAGGGTCGATGGACTACTATGAACTATAACGAAGCCCAACAAAAATGGGTATTCACTTGGGCGCCGGGTACTAGTATAGATACTATGATCAATGATGTCATTTTATCTTCCCCAGATTATCAAGCATATTCAATAAACAATTCTGTTGCAAACGGTCAAAGTGGTGAACCCGATGGACTTAAAAAAATACATAAAATAACATCAACGTCGTATAACGACCGAGGTGCGCCGCCGGCCGATGCAAACGATGTAGCAGAAATACAAATTGTAGTAGAGTCGCAATCGACTTACGTCTATGTAACAAAAGAAGATCAGAGCACAAATCCTCAAATACTAGCACAATCATTGTCGAATAACGGTCAATTAAGAAAACGTTATTTTTATTTGTTCACTGGTTTAAATGATCAGATAATTAACTTAGATTTAAAATTTGATTATGCTTGGTATATTAATTCCCCTATACCTGAGTATGTAGATACCGTAACACCGAATCAAAGCGGCACAGGCGAAGTGAAAACAATCGTTAAGCCGGAAGAAAAGTCATTAACGAACAAAAATACAACCGCTAAACCTTTCAACCCTATACTCAATGACGTGCAGCAAAAAGTGCTATCCAGTGCGACCTCTACACCAATTACACGGGCCCCGTTGTTAACTGGAGAGAACCCTGCTGTGCCAGTTGCTAGTGATTTATTGATAACCGATGCGTATAGAGCCCGCCAAGCCCGCGAAGAAACTGCTAGAAAAGCCCAAATAGAACTAAATCAGAGGCAAGCAGCTTCTCTCCAGCAGCGTAGCAATATTAGGTTTGTCGAAGATGCGTTTGTAGGAAAAACTTCTGCTGATATAGCAGCGCTTACGTCGGACGGTAAATCGACGACAGCTAGGTCGATATATAATCAAGCATCTTCAACTCGAAATCCCACCGACGGGACTAAAGCTGTTTCTCAACCGAAAGGCCGGGGTCGTCCCTTTGTAAATAGCATGTTTGCTGCGGCATTTAACGCAACGGGAGATTTAGCAAATATAGAAATGAAAATAAAGGGCGACCCGTACTGGTTAGGACACACCGGAACAACCAGTATAGCATTACCGAGTGAAACAGGTGTACCTTATTTTGTACTATCTGTAAAAAATCAAGAATTGTACGATATTACCACTGGCCTAGCAGTTCCGTCAGGGCCGTATGCCGATGGATTATATCAAGTAAAAATGGTAGATACTGAATTTATTGCAGGTGCATTTACACAAACTTTATTTGCTTGTGTAAATCCGGCAACAATAGACTTAGATTTAAGTGGTTATAGTGGCAGGATCCCATAAATGTCAACAATAGATTATAATAGCGTAGGGCAAACTACAACTGTCGGTCGTCCCTACATCGGGGTTGTAAAAAGAACCGAAGACAGCAAACGCGCCGGAAGAATACAAGTGTGGATCCCTGAATTAAAAACAGTAGAGACTGACGAGACCGGCTGGATTACTTGCGACTATTGTTCTCCTTTTGCCGGCACAACAAACCTCGCCGATGCTTCCCAAACAGTATCTGACACTAGCCAAGGTACACAATCTAGCTACGGATTTTTTGCGGCTCCGCCGGATATCAACAACGAAGTTGTTGTAATGTTCATCGGCGCTGATATAAGCAGAGCAATATATATCGGGTGTTTATTCGGCGAACACATGATGCATCAGGTTCCGGCTATAGCAGCATCAAGCAAGAACAGAAATATCAGCAAACCAGTACCTGTTACGGAATACAACAAAAACGATAGGTCGAATGCCGGCAAAGGTGCTAACGTGTCCCGTCCTTGGAACGAAACTAGGACGAATGGGATCGGTGCGCAAGGTCTTATAGCCGATCCCATTCGCGGAATAACAACGAGCTCAGTGATGAGAGAATCACCCTCGGCAGTGTTCGGGATGATAACGCCCGGTCGTAAAAAAGGCAAAAGCAGAACAGGTGGACATTCGTTTGTAATGGACGACGGTAATGCAGAAGGAAAAGATTCTTACATAGGATTCCGCACAACCAACGGTGCAAGTATACGCATAGATGACGCCAACGGTTTAATTTACGCCATTAACTCGAAAGGCACAGCATGGATACAGATGGATGCCGACGGAAACGTAGATATCTTCGGTGCTAAATCTATGTCTGTCCGCTCGCAAGAGGACATCAACTTACGCGCAGACAGGAATATAAATATCGAAGCAGGGCAGAATATTAACACAAAGGCAGTAGCTGGTAAAATTAACATCGAAGCACAAGCCGGTGTATTTACAAAAAGCAACGCAAAAGTGCAAATAGATGCTGCTGCAACATACAGCGTAAAATCTACCAATTTCAATGTCGCCGACAGCGGGGACACATCAGCGACAGGGAAGATAGTTGCCTCTGGAATTATGTTTGCACCAGACTTTAAAACCCCCGGCGTAGGACTAATAGGGCATATACACGGTAACAGTCCTCCTCCTTCCCAAGCCGGCGGGAGCAGCGGGGCAGTAACTGGATCAACAGTTTCACCGATACCTAAAACTAGCAAAACAAATGTAAAGTCGGGATTCGCCGGCACAACTAGTGTTACTGTTGCTGGCCAAGGTGCAGCGATACCTAATTATTGGTCAAGGGAGACTGAGTCAATTGAGACCATTGTATCTCGTCTTATGACCTACGAACCTTGCCCGGAACATGTTAACAAAGGTCAATAAAAAAGGCGCCTAGGCGCCTTTTTTATTGGTTTTAATTATGCGTTTTTCAGCATAATTTCGATTTCGTCAAATGCTAAATTCACATCGACAAACGGCTCGGTGATTATGTACTTTTTAGTTTTATAATCGTACATACCGTAGACTAGGATTTTACCTTCTTTTGCTGAAATCGGATAAAATCGCTTGCCGCCGCGACCGTTGCGTTCTTCTGCTAGTTTTACTAGCTCGTCAAAACGACTTACGTTGATTTTTTTGCTCATAATACCGTGGTATCCTTTGCAATGATTGGGATGGTTTCTGCAAGACAACATAGTTTGTTTGCATTGTGTGTATTATAGCGCAATCTAACACAGTTGTCAACCGCTGTTTGCAGCGTTCTTTTAAAAATTTTCAAGCTAAATTAACCCCATTTTTTTAGATGATAAATAAGTTAAACTGTAAAAGGATGGATAAGAAATGGCTATTATTACAAAAGAAGACATTGTTGCGCTTCCTATCTATAAGGGATTTTCTACATTCCAGCGCCTTGCGCCTCCATTTACACTCACTAACGTAGAACTGGTTAAGCAAGATTTACTGAACACGTTTCATACACCGATCGGCAGTAGAGTGATGCTACCTTTGTTCGGAAGCAACATACCGCAATACATGTTTGAACCGTTTGATGAAGCGACCAGGCAGGCAATTATTAACGATGCAATAAACGTAGTGAAAAGCGAGCCGCGAGTATCGTTGCAAGATATAGATGTGGCAGATTTCCAGTACGGTCTCAGAATAGAACTAATTTTAATGTTCCTTCCGGGTAATTTAATTGACACGCTATATGTAAATTACATTAGAGAAGAAACCCAAAACTAAAGGAATTACCATGAGTCAAGTTGTTAGACAAAGCAAGCTGTTCGCAGCAGAAGATTTCACAAAGGTATACAAATCATTTCAGAATATTGATTTCACTGCATACGATTTTGATACCATTAGGAATGCATTAGTACAATATA